AATGCTGTTGATAATGCTATTTTACCAACATCATTTGCTAAATCACCTTGGTATGGTGTAATACCATTATATCTTTCCCACTTAACAATTTCTTGTGCTTTGCTATGTTTAGATTCTGGAACTATAGTATATCTTTTTGCTTCGTGTCTTATTTCACATATGGTTGCACCATGTGGAAAATTTTCGTAATAATTTTCTAAATCTTTTGGTAAAACATATTGTTTAAATTCTGCTTTGCCTGACCACCAATAGTGGCTAACAGGATTACCTTTTCGTCCAGATACTGCATCACAGGCTCTTATATAAGTTGGTATAAATCTTTTTGCTAAATCATTATCAACATCTAAATCTATGTCATGATCTAATCTTAATGCTATCTCACAATGTTTATAATTATTTTTCCATTCTTCTTTCGTTATTTTAAAATTTGGGTCAGTATAGTTTGAAACTATTGGCGTACCCTTTAAACAGGGTATGATAACCCTTTCCAGATCTATCCAATCTTCATAAGTAACCGGTGGTTTATTTATTTCAGCCATACAATTAATAGTGGGCGGATCCACTCTCGCTTACCCCGCCCACTCCGCGGATACTATAGGTTCAAAGATTTTTTAGTTTCTTCTTGAACTTCCGGTTTAGCTTGAATCTCACCTTTACCTACACTAGTAGCAAAATTTTTTGCCATATCGTAAATATTTTTGTCAGATACAGGACCAACTTTAGTTACGTCCCAACCAAACCAAGTACCTTTGTCGTTAGACATTTGTACAGTTTTTAAATTGTAAATGTGGCTATACGTTGGCGGAGTAAAAAGACCATTCTTACCCTGCATTTTTATACCCATCATCATTGAGTTCCATTTTCTGCTCACTTTTAATTGTGTGCCTTTCATAGAAATCAATGCTGTTTGTGGCGTTTTACCTACAGCCAACACAAAGTGTTGTGCAGTGTTATCAAGATAATTACCATTCGGTAATCTATCTTTGTAGTCTTTACCTCTAGTGGTTTGACTAATGATATCACTACTTGCTTCGTGAATAGCTACAGGTGCACCAGTGCTAGTGCCTCTGTCTTGCCACTCAATGTATTGTCTTTTGTAATGACAAGGAATT